GATATATCTCTTGATGCATCTCAGCAAGTTGATGCTAATACCAACACATATGCTGTTGATAGCGAATCAGGTTATACCAATCTCACGGTAGGTAAATTGATTCATGCTCGTAAAATTCTGGGATCAGGAGAAGCTGATGATTATGATGTGAATGGGAATAGTAATTTATTTCTTGTTCTCAACGCTAATCAATTAGCTCAATTATTGACTTCGACTAAAGTTAATAGTGCTGATTATAATCAAGTACGAGCTTTGGTTGCTGGTGATTTGAATCAGTATATGGGATTCAATATTATCAGAACTGAAAAGATTCCCACCACTGCTGGCACAGAATCTTACTCTGGTACTACTGCATGTCCGCAGGAAAATAGTGCTAACGTAGAGTATTGTTTAGCTTTTCATCGCAGAGGCGTAGGTCTTTGTGTCTGGGAAGATATTGTAGCACGTATTTCTGAGCGTCCAGACAAGAGGTTCAGCCAGTATATTTATTACCGCATGACTGTTGGAGCAACCCGTCTTGAAGAAGAACGTGTTGTTCAACTCAGTTGCATGGCAGCTTAATCTCTTAAAAGGAAAATACTATGGCTACTGTATATGGTGTAAACTTTACGAAGTTTGACCAAAATGTCCCAAAGGAACAGGTAAATGTTGCTGAACATGGAGCAAGATTAAGAATTCAGTATGATACTTATGAAGCTTCATCTCTTTCTGCAGCTGATGTAGTAAAAATGGCTCGCATGCCAAAAGGCTCAAGAGTCTGGCAGGTTATTTTAGTAACAGATGATTTATCTGGATCAGGAACTTTACAAGTTGGAGATTCTAGTGATCCTAATCGTTTTATTACTGAATCAATCTGTGGTGATGCAAACAAAGTTCATTATATGCATCCAAAAGCACACGCTTCGGATGCTAATGTGACTTTGCTTGGTGGTGTGTCAGGAACAGGTATTGATGGTTTCGGTTATGCGTATACCGCAGAAACAGATATTATCATTACTGTCGCTACTGCCGCAGTCACAGGAACAATTAATTTAGCTATTTTTTATAGTCTTGATTAATACTTAACTAAAGGGTCGTTAATTCGGCCCTTTTACCTAAAAATTACATATGGCTAATATCGTTCTTTATTCAGAAGATGGAGAAGAAAAATCTGTTATTCAAAATACTAAAGAATGGCATGATCTTCTTAAAATAGGTTGGACTTCCTGGAAGAAACCATCTCCTAAAAAAACTGCTAAGAAAAAAGCTTAATGGCTACTGCAATTCAGATCTCTAATATTGCACTGAACAATATTGGTGATGGAACTATTACTGCTTTTGATGATGCTAATGCACGGGCAAGAGCCTGTAAATTAAGGTTTGAAGATGTAAGAGATGCGGTACTTCGTTCTCATCCTTGGAATTGTATGACTCATAGAACAGAGTTATCCAAAAGTGGAGACTATACACCTCCATTTGAATATGACTATGCCTATGTTTTGGATAATACGATTGTTCTCAGGGTTTTAAACCTCTATGAAAGTGACCAATACGATTATCCATTCAAAGTAGAAGGTCAGTATCTTCTGACTGATGCTACTACTGCAAAGATCAAATACATCAAAAAACCTAGTTCCAGAGATGATACTACTGATTTTGATGCACAATTGGTTCAAGCAATAGCAATGGGACTTGCATCAGAAATTGCAATGGATCTTACAGGTCAAGGATCATTGCGTGATTTGATGTTAGGTAAATTCCAGCAAGTGTTATCAGAAGCAAGAAGTATTGATGCACAAGTTGGTACTGCAGATGTTATTGAATCCAATGAATGGTTGAATTCAAGGAATACTTCCATGTCAGGAAACTTCAGACCTTTTTCTGCATCAACTGCAAATGGTGTATAAATGAGAGTGACCCAAACTCAGACTAATTTCTGGGGAGGTCAGATTGCGGTTAAATCACAAGGTTTTGTAGATGAGGAATTGTATTCCAAATCTGTACAAGAACTTACCAACTTTGTGGTTACACCAAATGGTGGAATTGCAAGAAGACCAGGAACTCAATATATAGCGAGAACCAAACCAAATGCAGTAGGAGTTGGAAAAGAAGCAAATGCAGTAAAGTTGATTCCTTTTATTATAGGATTTGGAAGTGCAAACAACTATATACTGGAATTTGGAGTTTATCAGCCTGAAGTAGCAATCACTTCTGTAACAACTGGAAGTGATCTCTTTACTGTCTCAGGAGGACATGGATTGTCGAGTTACGATGTTATTCAGTTAGAAGCAACTACGTTGCCTACAGGTGCTTCAGCAAATACTGATTATCATGTTCTAGTACTAAACAGCACTCAATTCAAAATTTGCACTACAGCAGCAAATGTAACTTCTACGACAGTAGTTGGTCTTAGTGGTAGTCTTTCTGCAGGTAAAATCAGTTCTAGAGGATATATAAGGTTTTATAAGGATAAGGCACAGTTGGCTTTATCAAGTAAACCTTATGAACTAACAACACCTTATAATACGACTGCAAAAGTTAACTCTATACGTTTTATTCAATCGGCATCCTATTTGTTTCTTGTAAGTCCTGATGTTCCTCCACAACAGCTTGTTTATACTTCTGATACCTCATGGGCATTATCAGAAATATCTTTCTATGACGGACCTTATTTCAATTCTCAGGAACTTGCTGATGGTACTGCTTCTACAGTCACGATGTCTATATCAGGTTCTCCTACTTTACCAACAGGAATCAATCAAACAGGATGGGTAGGAGAATGCGATAATGCGTATTATTGGTCTGGAGTTGGAGATTCTAATCCTGCTCCTACAGATAATCTTCAAACCTTTTCATTCCTTCAGAATAAGAATCATGGTCTTCAGGATGGAATGAAGGTCGAACTTTCAGGAATTACTTTAGTCGTATCTGTATCTGCATCTTCTCCTGCTTCACCTACAGGAGGAGATTTATCAGATCCATGGGACGCAGATAAATCCCCTACATCAGATCCTTCTACACATGCAGATGTAAATCCATCAGCAACATCAGGAAGTGGTAATAAATCTAGTTTAAAAGCATCAATTACAACAGATGGTAATGGGAATCCTACCATTACAATAACGACAATGGGTACTGGATATGATCCTACTGATACAATTACTTTTACAGATCCTGGTTCAACATCTGAAACTGCAACAATGACCCTGAATTCAGCACATCCTTCCAATGGAGATTTCTTTGCAACTCAATGTACGGCTAATACTTTTAAATTAACCAGTGCTGTAGGAGATGCTCCTGTAGATTTTGGTCATAACCAGAAACCTACTGTAAAAGCTTATTTTTATAGAAAGGATTCAACTGTTCGTTTAACACAATCAGGAACTGGTGTATGGACAAATCAAGCTACTGATGGAGGAAGATTATTCAGGATTAATACTTTAGGAAATGAACAGATTTATTGGGGTCATGTTCAAATTGATACAATAGATCCAGATGGTGACAATGCTAATGAAGCAGACTGTACTGCAAAAACAGATATTCCTGTTTCGTTCACTTCTAATTTAAGAGATTGGAAATTAGGACAATGGTATACAGAGAACTATCCTCATTTTGTTTCTTTATTTCAACAAAGATTGGTCTTTGCAAGAGTTGATCATAGTCCACAGACTGTTTTCTTCTCTCAAACCAATGACTTCTACAATTTTGGCCCTTCAGAGTCTTTAGGATCGGCTACAGGACAAACAACAGCATCAGGAGCATCCATCATAGGAGAACAGGTATTAGCGTTCAATGCGATGACCTTTACGTTTGATTCTGGAACTGTAGATGAAATCCAGTTTCTTGTACCACAAGAGAAACTTTTGGCAGGAACAACAGGTGGTATTTATGCAGTCTATGGATCAGAACAAGACTTAACGATTACACCTACTAATTTTACAGTCAGAAGAGAAGGAACCCAACCAGCAGAAAAAACAGTCAATGCTGTAGCTGTAGACGAAAATGTTCTTTATGTCGAAGGTTCTGGAATCAAGGTTCGTTTAATCAATTTCGGTAAAGCAACTGCAGGAGAAAAATCATTCGATATCACCATAAGAGCTAATGATATTCTGAGCGACAAAGGTAAACAGATTATGGCAACCTCCATTCCAAACTATGCCAACTGGATCAGAGATGGTAATGGAGCAATCAGTTGTGTCACTTACATTCCTCAAAATACAATATTGGCATGGCATAAACATCAAATTGCCGGCTCTTATGATTATACAAATACAAGAGGAGGTGATCCAACAGGACATTTAACAACAGATCAAACAAATGCAGTTGTAGTCGATATGGGAACTATTCCATATGATGATCAGGATCAACTATGGATGGTTGTCAGAAGAACCATTCCTACTGTAGATGGAGGTAATAGTCATACCATCATTGAAACCATTGAAGTAATGGAAAACTGGATGAAAGAAGAAACCATTGATGCATCCAGATTCATGGATGGTCATGTAGTCGCAACTACTGCAACTTCAGTATCAGGTTTGAATCATCTAGAAGGATTAACAGTGAAGTTGCTTGGTGATGGTTCTCAATTGGATGATGTTGCTGTTTCTTCTGGATCTGCAGCATCAGGTGCATCTTCGAACTATACAACTCTGGTTTCAGGATTAGGTTATGAATCTAAACTGGTAACACTTCCAGTTGCTCTTGGTCCTCGTGGAAATGTCAGAATTGGAAATAAGAAAAGGATTCACAGAGCATGGGTTAAAGTTTATAGAACACCAAATATTAAATATGGAATCTATGAAGCTTCTGAAGCAGATGAAACTATTGCTGAATTGGTAACAAGAACAGTAGCGGATGCATATGGAGATGCACCTACTTTATTTACAGGTGTGCAAGAACTTGTACCAATGAGCCAAGGTTTTACTGATGCTCAGTTTCAGATACAGATTTCTGATTCTCTCCCAGTAAATATTTTAGCAATAGAACTGGATTACG